CAGCACCTCTATCTGAGCCATAATAACTTCATGGCTTTGACGCTCGGCTAACGTGGCTATCTCATGGGCGAGGCGAGCCTTCTGGTCCTTGTCCTCAATAACTTTGTCAAGGATACCAGTTACTGGACCTACAAGGCCGCTTATTAGACTACCAATCATTTTTTAGCCTGCTGGAAAGAAGTAGCACCAAAATAGACGGCGACGAGACCAGACAATCCGTAGAAAATAGGGCCAAGCTCAGACCCGCCGTACTTCTGCGGATCAATAAGAAAGCACACAACGACGGCCATCATCATGCCCAAAGCAGCCCAGCACATAAGTCTACGGTTTACTTGATACGCCGTTTTATCGGGTACGTTATCATTGTTGTCGGACATTGTTACTTGCCTCCAATAGTTTTATGCGTACTTGCATATCATGGATACTTTTCATCAGATCTTCACGCAGTGCCTGACGTGCCAATGCATTACCGGGACTAGGAATAATCTGACCGTTTGGATCTATCAGCATCATCATATTAGCCCGTAGGGCAGAGAGTTCGGCATTGGTTGCCTGAATCGAGCTAATAACCCACCATAGCGCACCGAGCACCAAGGGGATCATACTGGTTCCAATTTTAGTCCAATCCATTTCTACCCCCCTACCGGCGGATGACGGCCATTATGCATGTGAAGTAGCTTATCGACGTTAGATTTTATCGAATTTAGCTCTGCTTGGATGGTTGCAGCTTCACGATGCCTACGCTCCATAGTACTAGGGTCCATCATACCAGATAGCACGGAGACTCGTTGAACTAGGGTTTCTTGTCGGGTTTCTATAATATCAATGCGCTTATCCATACCACGCAGGCGCTGTTCTAAATCATTCAGTGTATCCTGAATGACCTTAATCTGCATCTTCCCAACTGCTGCCGCGCCCGCCACACTGAACAAAATCCCGCCCAAGGTGACGATAAGGCGTATGTCGATAGCCCCTTCCATAAGGGCACCTAAAACACGCCTTTGAAGCGTTGTGGTCGAGCTATAGGACTAAACCCCTTGACCACGCCGCCACGTGCCATCCGCGTTACCTTGTCTTCCCCGGCCTTGGACAAAGCAATAGCTACCGCTTGATTTTGTGGGTAGCCCTCATCCCTTAATGTAGAGATGTTCTTGCTTATAGTCTTACGGCTCTTGCCCTTTGCTAAAGGCATTTAACAGCCCATGTAGCTCGTGCCTTTGATCGCGGCACCCGCCCCACGCATTTTCATCTTACGCATTTTGTTACCCGCCATAGGAGGAACCTTTGGCTTCCCAACCAATTCAGGCTTGGGTGGGTCTTTAGGCGCAGAGCCGTTCACTTTTACCTGACGATTTTTCATTGTGGAGCACCTCCATTCTGCTGTTTAAGTAATTCCCGCTGCATTGCAGCATCAATCCTCTGCTGCGTCTGCCGCTCTTGGCTAGCCAGCCGCTGCTGGAACTGATCAGACCGCATCTGCTGACCTGACGCCTCAAGACTGAGCTTGGCCTGATCCAATTGTGCATCCGCCTGCTCGGCCTGTGCCTTGATCTGAAGCTCTTGCTCTTTGAGTTGTACCAGCGGATCGGGCCCCTGACCAGAGACTTGCTGAGACAACTGCTTGAGCATCTGCATACCTTCAGCAATAAACTGTGCCGTAAGTCCTTCAATTTGCAGCATTTCTTCTTCAGAAGCAGCTTGCCCACCGGCCTGCTGGCGGCTCTGAATAAACGCCACTGCCGCCTTCTCACGGGCCGCAATTCGGACATGCTCCATAATGTGCTTTTGCAAAGCCATAGCAACAGGAGGCAGGCCAGATACCATCGGCGTCGAACCAAAGACCATGTGCGCCATGATGTGCGCCTCATGCTCCTGACCCTCAAACGCCTTCAGAGGTATCATGTCCATCGAATCGATGTTCTCTTGCGCCGGATCTTTAGGTGTCGGCTCGTCGTCCGGGATGCGCTTCATTATGCGATCAGTGTCACGAACACCCAACGCATCGTACATATCCCGATACACTTCGTACATGTTGTGTAGTTCAGGAGCCGCACCAGCCAACTGCAACTTAGTCTGCGCCAAAGCAATCCTTTGCGCCTGACTGAACACGTTCGGGTCAGAAATAGGTAACACATCTACCCTGTCATCAAAATCTGACCGCATAACAGAGGCGTCTGCCCCCTCAACAGAGTACGGATACTCCTGCGGCAGGCTCTCACTCATCACACGAGCAAGTATTTTGAACTCCTGACGCATCCCATAGTGCAGCCGCTTGTGAACTGCACTCATTACCCGTGAACCCTGCTCCAACAGTGCAATAGTTGTGCCTACAGCCGCCTGCTGGTTGCCATCACCCACTTTCATGTCAGTAATCGTCGCAAACCGCTGACCAGCTTGAACAACAAAACCTAACAAAGAGAACAAGGTCTGGTCTGGACCCTTAAATGGCAGCGGCATCAGGCTGTCACGTATAGCCCCTCCGGGTGCGTCCACATCACGGAACTCACCGGGCTGAAGCGGATCATCGTCGTCTCTGATCCGTAGTCCGCGGGCCTTGAAACCCGCCGGGAGGTTGGACAACGTACCAGCGTCGATCAACTGCCTCAGTGCCGCCGTGGCGGTGCGTGACAACCCGCCAATGGTGTGAATAAGACCTAATCCGTAAAAACCAAAGCCCGGAAGGAACTTGTAATGCACAAAGTACTGTATTTTGCGCTGTAACTCGTCGTCCTCCATGTAATTCCGACGAATCGACAGTATTTGCCCGTTGTCCTGACTAATTGTGACAACATATGGTATTTTAATCCCTGTGGGCTCGCCCTCTTCGTCTAAATCCTCGTAGCCCTCAAGGTCTAAATCAACGTGGCACTCCAATATGGTGCAGTCATAGTCAATCTGACTGGGTGATACACCGTCTATCCTGTCTATTTCCCCTTCCACACTGTCCAATTCAGCCTGTGCAGGGATAACCGGTATATCTAAATAAAAGCCCGCAACCTGCTTTTTCCGCAAATCGTTCAAAGACATGCGAAGAACTTGCGTTATGTTCGGGCAAGTATCCAAATCCGACGTTTCATACGGCACTACGAGGTTTTCAGCAGGAATAAACTTACTTACCGCCCTACCTAACGTCTCGTCATAATACACCTTCTTGAACGTGCTGCCCGCCAACGGCAGGTAAAACAGCATCTGGTCCATATCCGGCGTGTAGTCCTCCATCACGTTCGTGATGTAGTAATTCATAAACTGCTTCACACGCTGCGCCTGCGACTGCTTTTCCCGCGTTTCCGCGCCCATAACAGCAGTTCTCACGGGCCCCGAAGCAGGTAACAACTCATTAAAGGCCTGCGCCTGAAATTGCGTAGCAGCTTCCGCCAACAACGGATGTGTTACCCCAGAAGCACCCCTAAACGGCTGCGTCCGCTCTTCATAAGTAAATCCAAGCAACTCCAGCCCGTTGGCATACGCATCTTCCCAATCCTGCCGACTTGCCTTATTTGCGTCATATTCCGCCAACAACTCACCAGCAATGCGGCTCAACTCACGGTCAGGCATCTCCTCCGCTAAATTAGCATAGAAATCATCCGACTCTCCGCGCTGATCCTGCGGGTCAAAATCAATAGTAACCCCGCCGTCTTCCTCCGGAGTCACCTCAATATCCATATTGTCCGCCATACCTTCAAAAGCTATGACATTGTCCATGCTGCCCGGAACCTCTAGCTCCACCTCGGCAGCTAAATCTTCCGGATCAAGTTGTGATGGAACATTCCTGTCCACCATTCCAGCAATCGGTTCACGCGCCATACATAGTCTCCTCTAGCCCAGAGTACCAGTTCCGTGGGCCGCGGTCCATCAATATTGCTTCATACTCACAATTCCACCTTCCGGTGCCTTAAACGAACGCTCCCCGGGCCGTCGCCCAAGGACCACGTCTAACTGCTCGTAAAGCTTCGGATCAACCCGATTAGCAATCTCACGAGGTGTCGTCGCAAGACCAGCTAGCTTCAATAACTTCGCGCCAAAAGCCTCGTTGCGTTGGTCCGTGGGCCGCGGATCACGGCTCACGGGTACGGTGACGATGCCGCCTTCATCAAACTTAATGGTCCGCGAACCATAGATCCTGTAATCGTCGGTATCCGGGTTATAGCTCCCCTCCACACGATAACCTTCTGGACTTTCATAATAGCCAGAGATGTTACCATACTCTACGCCGTCTGTGCCGTATTTGAGGGTCTC